GCTAAACTTTCCCTTAATTCAGTATTGTCATCTAACTCAATAACTTTTGTTAAATCAACATTATTTAAAGATTTCATAAGTTCTTCATATTTTTCTTCAGTAATATCTTCAAAAGGGGCTTGTGTGTAAGTGCCACCATTATAAGGTAAAACTGATAAACCATTATAGAAATCTTTATTTTGCCACATCCAGTCACCAACTTGTGGCCATTCATCTTCTTTAACAGAAATCGTTGCGGATACATTATGTGAGTTAGAACCTGTTCTGTGACCACCTTTAACCCATTCTTGTGAAACTTTTTTAACTCTTTCCAAAATTTGAAAAACGGATTCTGTTCTTAAAATAGAATCTTTTGGGGCTTTTTGTGGTATAGAGATTACTGCCGTATCGTGTGGTCTAAAAAATTCATCCTCAATAAGTTCTGGATGATTAACATATAGATACATGTAAATGGATTCATTTTTACCGACACGAATACGTCTAACGTAATAGTCATTATGCCAAGCGTGAATACCTGAAGAAGTACCAAGAACCAAAGAAGATGTACCAGAAGGTTTAACGGTGGTACAACGAGCCGCTTTATTAATACCAATTAACCCTGCAATTCTTTCATTTTCTTCTTTAACAACTTTTGCCGCTTTTTCCATATCATAACCTAAAACAACACCAGAACCAATACCTGTCATACCAACACCGATAAGAGCCTCTTTTTCAGTTGTTTTTTTCCAAACATCACGAAGGTAATGGAAATCGGTATAACCAGCTTGTAACGTACCAATAAATGCTGCTGCCTTTACTCGTTCTTCAAAATCTTCTTGTGATTCAATATCACTAGCATTTACCTCACATAAGTTGCAAAACTGATTTGGTCTCAATGCTATTTCACAGCAAGGATTGGTTCCCCAATCTTTATCGTTAGTTAAGTAGATACCTGGTTCACCAGCTCCACTTAGTTCAATACGTTTCCAAAGGTCGATAAAAAAATCTTGTGTAATTTTATGACGTACCAATACCGCTGAGTTATTTGCTCTACCCCTTTGTGGGTTTTGTTCCCACCAATTACCAGATTTACAAGAAATCATTTCCTCATCATCAGCGGAGAACAAACTAATTAAAGCTGCTCTACGAATACCACCTGCTAATACTGCGTCAGCAATATAACAAACCATATCATGAACTTCAATAGGTGTTACTTTTTCACCATCTTCTTTGTTGTCTAAAACTTTTTTAATATTATGAAGACAATCTTTAAGTGGTTGTGGTCCTGGAGCTTTACCACCAGATGTTACCAATCTAGCACCTTTTGGTCTGATGTCAGAAAAATCAAATATCGGTGTTGATGATTTAGTCCCAAAATAAGATTCCATGAGTATTTTAATAGCGTCAGCCCAACCTTCGATGGAATCACCGATAAGGTATCTTCTAGTTCTATTTGGGTTTGGTCTCTTAATTTCAGGTAATTTATCTACGTGATGTTTTTGTACTGAATACCCAACACCGGTACCACCTAATAAAAGAAACATGGTTTCAGCAAAGGCGTCTGTATGGTCAATTGGCATGTATGCACAATTGTAAATTCTGTTTGGGCTTATTTCAACAGGTTTACCACCAAACTGTAAACTTCTCATTGAAGGTAAAACTTTTTTATCGTAAACCGACTTATAAACTTTTTCAATCTCTTCTTTAAGTTGTGGGTATTTTTTTTGGTGCATTTCTTTGTTTCTTGTCACCAGCTCACCCCAAGTTTCCCTTCTGTTTAACTCTGGGATGTATTTCGCGTATTTCATATAGACAGTTAAGTCCGAGAGTATTTTGTTTGAAATCTCCATTTTTTTATTTTTTATTAAAATTAGTAATTATTTTCCTTTTTGTAACTCTTTTGCTCGTTGAATTCTTTCACGAACATGTCCTTCTTTTCTTTCATCTTGTTTCTTTTCGTAACCCAAGAATGTTTGTGAACTTTCAGTGTCAATATAAACTTTTCCGTTGTCAAATGTACAGTCATCAAAAATAACACCATCTTTACCGAAACGTGATTTTAAGACAGCAATTGTCGCTTTACCTGATTCTTTTTGTGGTAACGTTCTCGCTATTGACATGATAAAATGTCCGATTTGTGCTTTCTTAATAGAACCACCCATTTGGTCTCCTGTTACAACATCTGAACTAATTGAACTTCTATTACCTTGAACAGCTGTCCAACCAACAAGTCCGAACTCACTTAACATTGATTCGAATCCTCTCATAACATTACCTTCACCTGACCATTCATCAGAATAAATTTTTGATGATTCAACACAATCAATATAATCCAAAACAATTAAATCTGGTTTGAACCCTTTTGATATTTCGTGTCTAATAAATGATTTTATGGCCTGAATTGTTACACCCTCAGAAGAAAACTTTTTGATTTTTAAATCGTTTGTTTTGTTTAAAGTAACTTCTTTGTGTTTTTGTAAAACTTCTTCTTTTCTTTCAGACAGTTCATTTAATTCAATCCCAGACCAACATGCTAAATGTTTTCTTTTAATAACATCTGGCATATCTTCAAAAACAATTTGTAAAACATTATAACCTTCATTGTAAGCTGTATTTGCCATTTTTGTTAGTATTGTGGTCTTTCCCGTACCGTATGGAGCTAAGACAACACCAAGTTCGCCTCTCGATAACCCACCATCGGTTAGTTCATCAATACCATTTATTCCCGTAGGAATTGGATGTCTAAAATCCTTTTCTAAAACTGCTTCAATATTTTCACTTATAGATGTTCCATCATCTTTTTCAGAACCAACAGAAAGTGCTTCCCTTAAAATTTCTGCACACTTCTCATAACTTTCAAAGTCACCGTTATCTATGATTTTGTTAATTTTTTCATTCGCCTTTTTAAGTTCTTGTTGTCGACAAAAATTTAAGGCTTTTTGTTGAACAAATTCCCAGTCTTCTACTACAAGGTTATTGATTTCTTTTAACATTTCAAAAACATAGTCCTGGGTAATCTTATCCTTCACCTCCATTCTCATTATGGTTTCTAAAGTTTCGTTTGCAGGAACTTTTTCGTATTTCTCATAATAATCTTTAAGTTGAGCTACGATAAGTCTAAAATACTCGTTATCGAAGTATCTTGCATGAACAATATCAATAATCCTATCAGAAAACTTTTTATTTGCTGGATGTGTAATTTGGTTAATTAACTCCATTTGGAACTTATAACCTAGATACCCTAAAGTAACGTTTTTAGTCATTTATTTTTTGTTGTTTTTAATAAATATTCAAGAAAGTTTTGTTCTTTAGTTTTCCACAGAAAAATATTCTTGTGATAAAGTTTCCTGTATTGAATAAATAATATTAGGAATAATATCTCGAATATCGACACTGTATCTTACTCTTTGGGGGTAAACATTACCGGTAAATCTTTTAGCAGCCACAACTCTTTCATCAACTCTGATTTCAAAGTCAAAGATGTCTTCTTTTTCAAAAATTGGTGTTCTATTTACTTGTTCTAAAGTTTGAACGTCGTATGGGTTAAATTGGTTCCAGATATAATCAACGGATTTCTCCAACATTCTTTCTTGTACCATAGAAACACAGTCAGAAACACAGTAAATCATATCCAAAGATTGGATCGATTTTGGGTTAAAGTTTCTAACAGCGAAATAACGTTGACAGATTATATTGCCATTTATTTTCAATAAAAATTCAAATTTTTTCATAAGTTTAATTTAAGTTATTAATATTTTTTTTAAATTCCTGTTTGTTTTACTACGTAAGGATTGTAGGTTTGTATGGTAAAATAGTTCTAATATTTCATCACAGTTTTGTGTTTTTATAATTTGTTTTTTCTTTCTTGGATAACTTAATGAACGGTTCTAAAAAACTAACATATCCATTCTCACCACCAGGTATGGTATACATAATACCATCTTCAAACATCATTTTTAAAACGTTTTTATAATTTCGTCCTTCAGGATTTAAAGGTAGGTTTACCAGATTTAAAACTTCTTCTTTTGCTTCATCAGTTAAAAGGGGTTGATGTAAGTCAATGATTGTTTTGTTAATCTCGTAAACATTACCTTTATGTTTTCCTTTAGTTCTTCCTTCTATTATAGCGTCAAATATCTTTAATTTTTTTTCTTCTTTCAAGCCCTTCGTCTTTTCAATGATCTCTTCTAAAGTTACTTTTCGTTCTTTAATTTCAGGAAAATAATTTATGAGTGTTTTTTCGGTTACACCTTCAATGCCTTTTATATTGTCGGTTGAACATCCTTCGATGATTTTTACTAATGCAGCATTTTCATAATGATGTTTAAAATACCAATTATAATTACCAATTCCAAGTAGTATTTTTTTATCCGCTAAATAAAGGTTTACCTCTTCAGTGATTAACTGACATAGGTCTCTATCATTTGTGTATATGATAACATCCTCATTTTGTTTTTTATTAAGAGAATAGTAGGCCAATAAATCGTCAGATTCACAATCTGGATTTTCATATTGTCGAAGAAACAAATCTTCGGCATAGGCTTTAACTCTTAATTTTTGTATTTCATAGTTTTGGTCAAAAAAGGTTGGTCGGTTGTTTTTATATTCGGGGTAATAATTTAATCTTAAATACCCGTTTCTTTCACCATCCCATGTAATGATAACTTTATCTACAGCAAGTTCAACAATTAACTTTCTAAGTGTCGCATAAAACTGGTATATACCACCGATATGGGTTTCCTTATAGAATAAATTTTTGGCTCCGTTATAAGAACGTTTCATTAAAACGTTACCATCAATAAGTAACGTTTTGGTGTTTTCTTTTTTTCTAACCTTCTTGAGACCTGTCATTCTCCATGAAATTAAATGGTTTGACAATTTGTTTTAACTCTTCTTCGTTTGGTAGTAATATACCTAAGTGTTTTAATTCGGATAATTCAACGGTTGTTGCTTGGTTGTGAAGATAACTTCTAACCATATCATGTAGAATGGATTCCATCTCTGATGATACGATGCTTGCAACAACCGTTTTATATCGATCCCAATTTATCACTATTCAGTTCCCCCAAATATTTGGAAATCGTTCCCCTCTTCTTCTTCCAAAGAAAAATCTGCTCCACCGGATATACCTAACTTTTCTTTCCAAAATTCAGAATATTGTTTTTTGTATAAATCAACTGCTTCTGGTGTATCTTCAATGTATCCGTGTGGTACTGCAACTATCCTACCGTCTTTATATCCTAAACCATTGACGTGGTTTTTAAGAACTGATACTTTAGTTCTAATACCAAAACCAATTTTTCTTTTGTCTTTGGTTGCCATGATATGTGAGATACCAGATTTCTTTTGATTACCAAATAAGAAAACTAAAGTCGATGCCAACCAAATGGCCTCACCACCTTTTGCTTTAATTTCTGGTTGTCCAAAAGGATTGTCAGGTAAGTCAACCCATGGTTGGTTTACAATAACCAAACTATTTTCATACGGGTAATCTTCTTTTTTTGATTTCGCAATACGACCACTTATACCCAATCCAATTTTATCTGCGAGAGCGGATGCGTTATGCATCTTACCACCCTTGCCTTCAAAAGTCATTTTACAAGGTACGGAACCAACTGAATCCCAGAAGAAAGCCAAACTATGTGGTAGTTCACCTTTTTCTTGAAGAGTCAAAAGTTCGTTCATATAATCAGTGATTTGTTCAATATAATCAAAATCATCACGAAAAAAGAAAAAACCTTCCCATTCTCCTTCAGCGTTTTTTTCACACTGAAAACCTAATTCTTTAGCGTGATCAAAAGACCACTTTCTTTCGGTAATTATAAAAACAGGGAGTTGCCCCTTTTTTTGTGCATCAGCTGCGGCTTTAATTAAAGCCGTTGTTTTAGAAGAGTTACTATGTCCTAGGAACATTGAAATCCCACAAGTTACTGGTCCTGGAAGACCACAAGCTTTATGGAAAGCTTCGCCACAATCGAAATATTGGGTTTCTTTGTATTTTGTTTTAGCACTGAACTTATTTTTCAAAGTATCAATCGAAAACTCTTTTTTACCTATAGATTTCTTTTTCTCTACTTTCTCCGTCTTCTCTACTTTTTCTGTTGTTTCTGTTTTTCCTGACATATCTTAAATATTAAAACGGCATTTCATCATCACCACCATTGTCCACATCTTCACTAACCACTGGTGCGACATACTTTGTACTAGTTGTTGTTGTTTCTTTTTTAACCGTTTCATCACCCTTTGGAACAAACTTTTCTAATCTTTTATCCCATACCGGTGTATCACCGTTTGCGATAATCTCAAGATACTCTATTGAGGATGCTTTATAAACAGTTTTCCATGTAGACTCATCTTTCACCCAAACATTCGCTTTGGTTTTATCACTTGTTAAAATTGAAGGGTCTTCTGCCATAATTGAAGTGATTTTAGTGTTGTTTTTATCACCACGACCTAACATGATAACTAAATCACGACCTTCTCTTGGGTCGGAGATATCGCCTTTTTTAGTGAACAACGGAATCATCTTATCGAGTTCTCCTTCACCTTTGTAGTTGTGTTTAAAACGCCAAATTTTAACCCCATCTTCTTCTTTAGCTCTATCAATAACACGAGCCATATAGAATTTAGATGCCTGGTAAGTTTTGGCTAACTTCTTGTCTTCTTCATTACCTGTAGATTTTAAGGCTTTTTCAACCTCACACAATGGACAAGTTTCACCGTCATTGTGTTGTCTACAATAAAGTTTTCTCCACTGACCATTAACTTGTACAACATGGAAATGTCCTTCCTCAAATGGTGAACCACCTTTTGTTTTGGAAGGCATAAGACGAATAGTTACTTCGCCATTTTTTTCGTTATCCTCAAGACGTGGATTAAAATACTTGGAAAAATCTGGTTCAGTAAATTTTCCGGTAGAAGTACTTTTGTTTTTTTCATACTGTGAAAGTATGTTGCTTAATACATCATTACTCATTTTACTTTTTTTAAATTGTTTAACATTAAATTACTTATTACAATTATAAGTCAAAATATTTTATTGTCAACAAAAAAAGGGGTTCATCACCCCTTTCTTTGTTTTTATTTGTTTTTACTATTAAAGTTTTTTTCTTTTTTGTTTTGATTCAGGAACAAAGGATTTTTTAATGTCTGTTGCACTATAATCTTTAACATCGTCTGGGTTTAACTTCCAAACTTTAGTACTTCCGTCTTGGCTTTTACCGTCGGGGTTCCTAGAGGTTATTTCATAATTATCTTTTAATTTTTCATCATCCCAATAATCAGTTAATTTAACATTAAAAGGGTAAGAATCTAAGGAACGTAATTCCATTTTTTGTTTTGGTCTTTGTGACTGTAAATCTGATTTAATAATGTTTAATTCGTTTGCGACCATATCGATTTTTGAAAGTGATTGTTGTAAGGAATCAAATTTAGTCATTAAATCTTGGATCATATTTTTTCCTTGTTCAGCCGCTGTTACAGCTCTTTCAGCCGAACCTTTAGCATCATCAGCCCTTTTAACTATGTCGGTAACGTCTATTTCTTCGGTTTCATCATCTTCTGTTTCTAATTCGTCTGCCGCACTAAACTCATCTGCGGTACCAAATTCATCACCTTCATCCTCTACTTCTTCAGTTTCAGTCTCCTCGGTTTCTTC